TATTATAGTTACATAATTAATAAATGAGGCACACATGAGAACGCAACCGCAGGCTATTATAGAAAAATTAGAAGCAGACAACAGTCGTCTAGCTAAAGAACAAGTGATACTAGAAGCAATGGAAGAAGGACTAGATGAGTTCTTTGAAGGTGTACGTATGGCACTTGATCCACTTGTTACATTTGGTGTAAAACAAGTTCCTGAAGCAACAGTAGACGGACAAGGTCTGTCGTGGCCTACATTTAAAGAATTAGCAAGGAAGTTGATAAACAGAAGTCTTACAGGACATGCGGCTCGTGATGCAATTATACTTTGTAAAGATACTGCAACAGTAGAGCAATGGAATATGTTTTACCGTAGAATACTAATCAAAGACTTACGTTGTGGTTGTAGTGAAAAGACTGTAAACAAGATTGCTAAGAAATTTCCGCAGTATGCTATTCCCACATTTACTTGTGCATTAGCACATGACTCAGCTAACCACGAAAAGAAGATGGTAGGCAACAAGCAAATAGAAGTGAAACTAGATGGTGTAAGAGTTCTTGCAGTATGTAAAAGTGGCAAGGTAGAATTGTTTAGTCGTAACGGCAAACAGTTTCATAACTTCCCACATATTATAGAAGAGATTGAATCAGTACTAGCAGTTAAGCCTGCTCCATATGATTGTGTGCTTGACGGTGAAGTAATGAGCAAAGACTTTCAAGACCTTATGAAGCAAGTACATAGAAAAGATGGTAAAGCCGCAACTGATAGTGTATTACACTTGTTTGATTTTATTCCGCTTACAGACTTTTTACAAGGTGGCTGGGACAAGCCACAGACATATAGAAGTAATCTTGTGAAGTATTGGGTACTAGAAAACGAAGACCTCTTAAAGCACGTTGTAGCATGTGAATGGGAAGAAGTAGACCTAAGTACTACTGAAGGCAACAAACGCTTTGTAGAGCTTAATAAGACGGCTGTAGACGGTGGTTACGAAGGGGTTATGATAAAAGATGTTGATGCACCCTACGAATGTAAACGTACACATGCTTGGTTGAAAGCAAAACCTTTTATTGAAATTACTTTGAAAGTAGTTGACGTCGAGGAAGGCACTGGACGTAACGAAGGAAGACTAGGTGCCGTAATAGTAGAAGGAGAAGACGATGGATACAATTATCGCCTTAACTGTGGGAGCGGTTTCACTGACGCTCAACGTGATGAGTACTGGACTGAACGTGCTGATCTCATTGGTCAGTTAGTTGAAATAAGAGCTGATGCTCGTACAAAATCGCAAGATAGCGATACATATAGTTTGAGATTTCCTAGATTCAAAACGTTTCGTGGATTTGATGTAGGCGAAAAAGTGTAATGTATAAAGTTACAGCCTACTTTAGAGATCATAAGGTCGTTCAAAAGTTTTACGATCTATATGATGCAATAGATTTTAGAGATAGTGCAGATGCTAACTATCCTAAAGAAGTTAGATTTGAAAAGGTAAAAGATATGAGAGAATGGATTTATGATTGTTGGAATGGTGTCATGGATATGGAGAGAAATCCATTGAGACATATTCCGGATTTACAAGTGAGACATATGGTTTTACAAATACTTGCATGGATGTGGTGTATTGTGTTTAGTTTTTTAGTTGGTAGTTTTGTTGTATTTGGTATTAGTGCAATAGCACATATATTTTTACTCGGTGCTATCGTTATTACAGTGGGAACATTTGAAACTGCTAAAAGAAAACCGCATGCATTTAATTTTATGAACGGATATCGTTCGCATGGTAGAGCTAGAACCTATACCATTTGGCGTGATAGAAAAGGCAATGCTCATAAAGTACCATTAGACGACAATGATCCCGGCGGAGAGCATGAATAATGGATGGCAATTTCCTGCTGGCTGGGAGCCACGGGTGAGTAACAAAAAAGAAATTGAATTTATTTGTGGCGATAAAAGTGTTCTTAATAATTTTCCAATTGTTCCGGCAAAAGATTGTTTACCCGAATGGTACAGTAAATTAAATGCTACCGAAAACGATACACCTACTATTGCAGGTTGTTGGCCTGTAAGAGATATAGTTACTGCTGGATACATTATAAAGAATGTACATGAGCAAGAACTTATTGCTGAAACAGATGTAAGCACTAACGAAGAACATGTTGATAGAGTAGTTCCTGTAGAACGTATAGGTCAATTCATGGAAATGCAAAATCAAATGACTACACCTGAAGCATTTCATACACACAGTCAATGTCCAGTTCATATTGACGGTAAAAAGAAATCTTATGTAAAAATATCTCTACCTTGGAAAATAAAAACTCCACCTGGTTATAGTTGTTTATTTGTGCAACCTTTTTGGCATTTTGAAGAAGAATTTGTTATTATGCCTGGCATTATTGATACAGATGAATTTGATTTGAGTCAATTAAATTTTCCCTGTTACTTGAAAGATCCTGTAAAACTTTTGACACCAGGAGAACCTTTGGTTCAAGTTATACCTTTCCTACGTGAAGAATGGAAACACAAACTTAAATTTGAAGAACCTACCCGACAGAGCAAAATGAATTTGTTTCTACACAATATGTATAAAAGAGCTTTCCATAAAAAGAAAAGTTTTCAATAATGGTTGACTTTTTATAAAACTACATATATAATACTAGTACACATTAAAGGAGTGGCAAATGGCGAGAGTAAATAAAATCACAGGTAGAGCTGTTAAGAAAAAGATTCCTCGTGGTTCACCACGCATCAAGAGAGGATCTAAATTAACAGAGCCTAGTTGGGAAGGTTGGGAAGAATGGACTGGTGAACAGTTTCATAGAGCCGCTCAACATGCTCGAGATTGGTATTATCAAAATTACAAGCCAATAGATTTATATCCTGCCGTTGAAGCATGGATGTCTAAAAATGATTATACTAAAGAACAAGTAAAACAAGTAAAAGCCGCTCCTACACATGCATTAAGTATTACTGCTGGTATTACTGCTAAACTGTTAATGAATGGTATGCCTGATTACAATAAGAAACATGATGTATATTGGGAATCACTAGCAGGCACTATGGGTAATATGGCTCCTGCTTCAAAGTTTTTAAAAGGTCGTATAGAAGAAGCAATGCAACAAGGTGCATATCTACTGACGCAAAAGAAAGAAGTAGAAAAAGAAAAAGCAAAAGTATATCAGCCTAGTATACAAGAACGTATTAGAGATCAAGTTAACCTACAATCAGAAGCTATTGAAGAATGGCTAGATGGGTGGATCTCAGACCCAAAGTCGTTTGACCCTAAAGGGTTTAATTTTAAAGAACACTTTCAAAATTTTGGTGTGACACAAGCTCATGCACGTAAGATTTCTAGTTACTATGACGGTGAGGTGGAAGAGTATACAGAACTACTAAACTATCCTAGCAAAGCAAAGATTAGTAAGATGGACGAACATGCCCAGGATATGCTAGAGCAATTAAAAGAAGCATATGCACATCTCAGTAAAGACGATGTAAAAAGAATACTCGAAGCACTAGGAAATATACAGATGGCTTGTCAACTTGTAGTTGATACAAGTAAAGCAACACGTAAAACTAGAAAACGTAAGCCTAAGAGTGCTGAGAAACTAGTTGAGAAGTTAAAATATTGTAAGGTAGATAATAAGAACAGCCTTGCAAGTATCAATCCTGTAGACATTATCTATGCAAATGAGCTATGGGTGTTTAATGTAAAGACACGTAAAATAGGAAAATATGTTGCAAGTAATATTGATCCGCAAGGACAACAACGTGAAGGTAGTGGACTTAGTGTTAAAGGTACTACTATTATAGGTTTTAATGAAAAAGAAAGTGTACAAAAGACACTGCGTAAGCCAGATGAAAAAATTAAAGAGTTCAAAGAAGCTGGTAAAGTCAAATTACGTACATTCTTAGAAGATATCAATGCTGTAGATATTAAACTAAATGGTAGGATTAATACGGATACTATACTTCTCAAGGTAAGTTGATAAATACTTACATGAGCCAGATAGACAATATTAGACAAGGTCTCGCACGTCTTGCATCGACGGTTGAGACAATAGCAAACACACAAGCCGCAGAAATGCCAGCCGCGACTGTAAACAGTATTAGCGGTAATGCAATACATGGTGGCAAAATTACACTTCTAAGAAGCACAGGTGTTAAGGATAATGCTACAAGAACTAGTTTGCTTGTAGACGATGATCTAATAACAGTTGGCAACATTGATACAGATAACCTCATTGGAGATATTGACGTAAGTGGTGCACTAAATGTGCAAGGAAAACTTACTGTTGGCAATTTACACGTTGAAGAAATGTCTTCAACACAAAAGGTTACACAAAATATTGATTTCCATGCTCAAGGTGGCAATCTTGATATGATGGGTATGCAATGGAGAAAAGAAGGCGAAGCGACTAAACAAATTATATGGCGCGGAGATAGATTTTACATTAGTAATACAATTGATTTGCACAGAAATGCAGTAATTGAGATAGATAATATTCCTGTTCTTAGTGCAGAAAAATTAGGTGTTACAATTAAACATAGCGAATTAGAAACTGTTGGTACTTTAAATAATTTACGTACTACAGGCAATTTAACAATAGACGACTTTGTTACATATGATAGTGGTACAATGCGTTTAGGTATTGGATCTGAAGTTGCAAATGCACAACTTAGTGTATCTAGTAGCGAAGCAGAATTTGTAGTTGATCCTGACTTTGATCATGTTAGAGTAGGTGCATATACTACAAGCAAAATGAGTTTGATTACTGACAATAAAGAACGTATTGTTTTGAAAGAACAAGGCGGAGTCGAAGTAAAAGGCACATTAGGTATTAAAGTTCAATATCCAGGTGATGATGTAGATTTACA